TACCTGGAAGGTTTTTTGAGTAGCATCTATAACCTCATCGTAGGGATTCTCTATTTCTTGGTCTGTGCTGACATCAGTAGTTTCCTCCGAAAAAAGTCCGCTAATGTCTTCGTAGGTGTTGAGGGGGTAGATTGTGTTGGTTGCGTCTTCATAAAATTCATCTAAATATTGTAAGTATTGTGGGTCTAAAGTATTTCTAAATGCTGGAGTATCAAGTACATCTCCAATCATTCCAAGCATGATTGGGTCATAGAAGTTAAGCGCTGAGTCAGTAGAAGGAATAAGTTCTTCAAACATAGTACCTCTGTTACGCTCACGCATCACTTCTACTAGATCATTGCGTAACTCAAAAGGTAAGTTGTTCAAGTCAATAGTTGCATTAGATACAGGGTCTACTGTAAAGCGAGATGTGTATGCAGAAACTAACTGACGTACCACATCATCACTAATAGATACACCGAAGCCATCAATAACTTCATTCTTAATTATTCTATCAGCAACAGCTTTTCCTACTCTTGATACATATTTCTGAGTTTTATGACGTTGCAAGAAATCAACAATGTCATCAATAGTCAATCCTGCTGAATCCAAAAGTTCTGCATTGCTAGCTAAATCTTCCAAAGACATAACCGACATACCACCATCTTTTCTCTTATTAGATGTGTAAGGAGAGAAGTTAAACGCAGTAGGTCTATCTGCAGATGCTAGCATATCTAAAGAGGCTTTGTTCAAATACACTCCACCTATCTGACCTAAGAACTGGTCAATCAAGAAATCAATTTGAGCATCTTCAGTGACATACCGGATGCTCTCAGATTCAGTCATGGCATACCTAAAGTCATGCGAATCAAACAACTGGCCAGAAGTAATCAACTGACTAACGATTGTATCTACTACCTTACCACGTTTAAGGGACTTACCTGTGTTAGGGTCTACAATACGCAGTTCTTTCTTGTTGTTAGGCTGAGGAATAATCTGAAACAAGTATGTCTTATTCCCTACTTTTGTGGAAGTAAACCCTTGATTCTTCTTCATGTCAAATGACAAGCGAGTCTGAATCTCCTTACGCTTGGCTCTAACCATCTTATTGTTGATTAAGCGTCTGTCTGGATCTTCAGGGTGTACAGCATTGTCAAATGCTTCTATTTCCTAAATGCTTTCAATTGCGTAGAAAGACTGTATGTAATTTTCAACCTTCTGGTATGGAGTCAATGCAACAGTAGCAACTTTTGCTAAGTAGAAAATTCTACTAACCATTGAAGGCGATAAACCTAAACCATCTATAGTAGATACATCGAAGTTACCTTCAGCTGCTTCTTGGAAGAACTTACTAAACGCCAAGTTTGCAGAAGGGTAAAGTCCAGACAAGGCACTATACAAATCCTCAAAAGTAGTTAAGCCAGACAATACCTGTACAACTGCCACTGAGAATGCTGCCGTCTCTTCTTTTATAGTAGACTCGTCTAGGTCAGTATTCCTAATAATTGCTTCAAAGCTATTACGGTATCCTGTGAACTCATCAAATACTATTGGGTTTACAGCAGCCAAACCTCGGAAGTTATCATCTCTTTGAGGCACTGGAGCAGGTTGTCTACGGCCACCAAAGTCTTGGCGAGCAGGAGTCAACGCAGCCTTTTCTCTTATTGCTTTGTTTATCTGAGCAATCTTAGCAGACGGATCAGTTTCCTTTAAAGTTACTCCATAGAAGTTAGTAAGAGTTGCTTTTCTTTTTTTCTCTAGGCTAGTCTCATTACCAGTGTTGGTTTTTTCAGCCATGTGGGCTTCCAACATACCAGTAATTACTGCACGTACTGCAGGTGACCACTCAGGATGAGCGTCTTCTTCAATAAAACCTTTTGACAATTCATCCTCACTAAGTTCTGCCAAAGCCATGTCGAACTCTTGCTCTCTCTTAACATCTGGAATGTTAAGGTTCATAGCACCTTGTTCAATAGCTTGGAGTTCTGTAAGTGTAGATCTATTAGCCAACTCATTACGAATTAACTGAGCAAGTTCAGGAGCAGCAAATAAAGGCTGAGGTCCTGGAATGTTTGTTAACTCTGCATTCTGTTGTGTCTGTGCAAGCGGAGAGAATGGTACCTCCATATTTGCTTGCTCTAATTTATCAAGAGCAGGAGCAAAAACTTCTGCCATAGTAAGAAGCTCACGTACTGTAAGATTCTCTGGGTTATTCAGAAGAGTGTCTTTGAAGTTAGCAACACGTCTAGCTAGAGTGTTTACTAAAGCACCTTGATAACGGTCATTCAAGTCAGCAATGAATTGGAATCTCTCATCCTTCTTACGTCTTTCCAAATCAGTTGGATCTAGCATAAAGCTAGCAGTAAGCAATTCTGCTATAGTACTGTTATCAGACTGAGCCTCGGCTACCTTATCATCATACAATTTCTTAATAACAGCACGTTTCTCAATCTCAGTCATGTTAGAGTACTGGTCAATGATACGCTCAGTCTTTTGTAACTTGTTAGCCGTATTGTTTACAGAGGCCTCATAAGCCTTTCTATCCTCATCAGATAGTTCGTCTATGTTTACATTAAGCAACTCTTCTGCAAACATCTTATCATTGAAGTACTCAACCATAGTGTTGGGGTCATCCAACATAGTGTTCAAGTTCTTAATGCTCTTGATAGAAGGTAGCATCTCATTTAACTTCTGAGACATACGCTCTACAACTGCTGTCTGCCTAATTGCTTCTTCTGCAGTATACTCCCCAGATTCTTTTTTCTGCGAGATTAACTTCTTATAAATTTCAGGGTTATTGGCTACGTTCCAACGTGCGGTATTTGCTCGTTCGTGTGCCAAAGCACTTGTACTCCAATCGGTTACATACTTAATAGTACCATCACTGTTACGGATAGTGTTACCATCAGAGTCTTTAGCTTCCTTCATACTACGACGACCAAACGCTGTTCCTGCACCAATAATAGCAGAGGGACCTAGGGAGGTAACAAAGGTTTCCCAAACAGAACCCCATGTAAGTTCGTTGTTTTGCTCGTACTCAAAGTTTTGAGTGGCAGCATATTTATCAATAAAGTAGTTAGCAACCAAAGAACCTACTTCTTCTATAGATTCTTGAGTACCTGCAGATAGAGTTTTACGTAAACCAGGAGCAAGCAATGCAGCCATTACCTTACGATCTACCATACCTTTAGGAAGCATGCTTAACATTAAATCTGTCTGAGCAGTAAGTTTGGTATTTAATCTACCCAAAGAACCACCTGTAAGGTCATCTACTTTGCCTCCTACATAACCGGCACCACGCTTGAAAGCATTGTCAAGCAATCCGACACTTCCTCTAGAACCTAAAAACAAATCTGTATCAGGTAAAATAGATTCAGTCAAACCTTCTGCAGCAGCCCTTAAGAATGCAGTACCTGCAGCTCCACCTTCTTTAAAGTTACGTCTTTCTTCCGCATAGAATCTGGGGAATGTACTAGCAGTAACAGAACCAAAAGTAGACACGTAAGGTCTTACAGCATTCATTCCTTCTGCAGTTAGTCCTACAGTTTTTCCTATGTTAGACCAACGCAAAGCACCCATAGGTGCGAGTCTAGCAAGACCACCTGTAGCCCTACTCACTAAAGTAGTAACTGCTATGTCTGTAACAATAGGTAGTACTTGCTCAAAGATAGCCTCACCGCTCCATTGTCTTTCACCACTAGCGTCAGTGTAGACAGGCATATCATGAGTAACAATATTACCGTTAATATCCCTAGTCAATTCACTCTCATCAATCTGGTAATTTTTATTCAAGTCCTTACCCATACGATAGCTCAAAGGAGCTAATCTATCAGCAGCTAATCCTGTAAAGAAAGCAGACTTCTCAAAACCTGTAAGAGACTGTAAACCAGACCAAGTTCTAGCAAGGTTGGCACCTACCATCTCAGCGGTACGACTGAAGAACTCGCCTGGGTCACTATTCTCCCCAAAGATTACAGTTTCGTTAGGGTCTACTTCGTTTTTGTAATATTCCCTACGCTTAAGATTCTGCTTTTCTTCGTAAAGGTCTTTGTAGTTTGCTTTAAGAAAGTTGTCTTCATTAGCAAAAAGACTCATCTTTTTACTTAAACCTTCTATGTTAGCAGCAGCTTGTTGTACTTGTATTCTTTGATTAATTAATGCTTGTCTCTGCTCGTCTGTACTTGCTCGCTTAATTTCATTGTTCAATCCATTAAGTTTTTGAGATAACTCACCGCTCTTATCACGGAGTACATCAGATACAGCACGATTGTACTGAGTCTCTAACCCAGCTATAAGTGCACGACTACCTGTAGTACTACGTAACTCTTGATCAGAGGTATTACGGAATACCTGTAAGTCAGCATTGTTGTAAAGTTTAGAACCAATATTCAATCCATCAAAACCAGCAACCATGTCTAGGATTTCTTTGTCAGTAGTCTTCTGACTCTTAAGTCCTTTAGGTGTTACATTCTTTGGGAGTGCGCTACCCTCAGACATCCACTTGTTTACGTTGTCTTGGGCATACTTGTACATAGCAACACTCTTACCGTAGTTTACTAGGTCTTGGTAAGACTTAGTAAACCCAGCACGATCATCCTTACTGAGATTGTAATTAGCCGCACTGTAACTACTACGCAAATCATTGATTGCTTTGTAAATTTCACTAGGCGTACCATTCTGGATTTTATCCTTGTAAATAGTTGCAGCTCTAACAATGTCCGGATCCTTAGTAAAGTCAGCTAGATCTTTTTTCTTCTTAAGAACAGATTCTGGCGTACCTCCTAAGCCACCCATGTTATCCAATTCAGCACCAGCAGTAATTAAATCACCAAAAGATGGAGCAGGTGCTACATCAATAGCAGCCTTAGTAGCTAAGATATCAGTGATACCACTACTAACTGACTGCTCTAACTTAGCTTTATCTGCCTCAAACTTTTGTATCTGATCTACGGCATCGACAAACTTAGTTGCACGAATACCTGCATCAGCAGTATCAATAATGTCTTGGGCCTTTCTAAATTCAGGTGTGTTAAGTGGTTTACCTGGAATAATTTTATATGGATCGTTTGGCATTGTTTTTAACTTTAATCTTCACTTTCTGTACTAGCACTCACTTTGTATTTTTCAGGTCTGTTTACCTTGTTGCTTGCCTTGGTGGTAGTCTTGATTACCTTGTCTACCATTATAGGTTTTCCCTTCTCACTCATGACAGGTCTTCCTTGTGCATCTAACTTAGGCACTTGTATAGTTTCTTCACTACTGTAGCCAGTAGATTCAGGAGAAGCAATAGCAAGTCTTCCTGTCAAGGCATCCCCATTAAGAATGAAGTTCATATTCTCAATGCTACCAACAGAGTAGTCAAATGCATCGTTGTAACTGATTTGTCTTGAACGAGCCATGTCTCCTTCTACGCCAGGTCTCTTACCTTTAGCTACTTCAGCAGAAAGCATTGAAGCTGTTGTATTCAATTGTTGACTAACCTGTGTTACAAAGTCATCATACTCAGCCGCAGTGTTCACGTTAGTAAGACCAAAGATACTAGCAATATCTTGTTTTAGTCTTGCATTTATTTTAGATGGACCAAGGTAATTAAATGCTTCCTTGATTTTACTCAACTGAGCAACACCAGTTAATCCTTGTGCTTGTCTAAGGGCCTTCTGTGCTCTCTCAATATTCATAGCAGCTCCTGAGTTTCTAGGAATACCCATTTGATTTACTGCCTTACCAATTACCTTGTCAAGCTGATTAATAGCATGAGGCACGTTCTTAATAACAGCGGTCATCTGAGGAACATCCAACTCAACGTCTTTCTTGGTAGTGATGTAACGGTCTTGTACTTCCATCTGGAACTTAGCCTTATCTCTCTGCATAGAAAGATTGTGGCGCATCAAGATACGGTTATCCTCTTTCTGTTGTACCCAGTACTCATTTTTAATTAAGTCTCTAGATACTTTCTGACCTGCATACATGTTAGACATGTTGCTGATAAACTCAGACTTATAGATACCTGCGTAATCATTAACATCAAACTCTTCAAAAGGAGTTTCTGATTTCTGAATAGCCATAACCCTTACCTGATTCTGATAGTCACGCATAGACTTGTACTGGTCTATTTGTTCTTTGATGATAGGTGACTTGGTCTTTGTATACGATTGTTCCAACTCACCAATAGCTCTATCCAAATTGTTAACTGTAGATGAAGCTGCATCAGCTGTCTGACGCATGTTCTGTACGTAACCTGTGTAAGCATTCTCCTTACCAAGATTGTCTAGGTTATACCCTACGTCAATCTGTAATTGACGAAGTGCTTTAGGATTGTTAGCAAGATAAGCTTCAAACTTTTGAGCAATCTCTGACTTTGTAAATCCTTCCTTAGTTACCTTTTCCATGTAAGCAGGTCCAAACTTAGACTGCATGTTTATCTCTTCTGTTTGGTTAGAACCTTTGATGGTACCCCAGAAGTCTTTCCAATCCTTACTGATGTCATAGTACTCTTCATAGGTTTTACCGTATGAAAGTTTCTGACCTAGCTTGTTTGACTTCAAGTATTCTTGAACGTCCTTCATGTAGAGGTGATCATTAGCAGCAGATCGTTTAGAACCATCTACTTTAGCTAAGGCTTCTTGTCTACGCTGAACTTCTTTACCGTTACCTATGGCAGTTAGGATATTACTATCTCTTTCGAGTGTCTTACCCATGCCAAGAACAGCATTTACGTTTCCTTTGAATGAGAAGTCTACACCAGCATTTTTATTGATACCTTGTACAAGGTTGGTCATTGCTTTGTCGTAGTACTCTTTCTCTACATCAGTTAAGATATTCTGTCTTAGACTTGCATAGTTATCTACAGTCTGTTTAACTTGGGCTAAGCCTTCATCATACATTGACTGTTTCTTCTCTGCATACTTGATGTACTCATCAGATGGTAGAGGAGAGATATAGTCTGGGTACTTGAAGGTTTTGGAATTATGCGAAATCATGAGTTAGTTAACTTTTAGGGTATGTGAAATGGTAAATCTTTCCGCCTGCTTTTAAGTAGGCATGTTGAAGACCTCCGTTTTTCTTTTGGAACTTAGTACCTAAATTCTGTGTTGGATCAGTAGCCATCCCATCAACCTCGTCAAATGAAGGGGTAGACATAAAGGGGAACGTACCGGGTGCAGAAGGTTCTGCAATACCTCTAACCATAGGTGTGCCTTTAGCTGTAGTAGGTTGAGCAGACGCTGAACCGGTAGTAGTAGTGCTGGCAGTAGTGCTGGTAGTCCCTGTGGTTCCAGTAGTGGTTGTTTTTCCAGTAGTACCTGTAGTACCTGTACTTTGCTTTTTGTTTGCGTAGTCTACTATATCACCAGGATTAACAACAGACCAAGTCTTTGTCTTAGGGTCCCAATTGTAAGAAGGCATAAAGTTGTTGTGGTAGAACTCCTTCATGTTTTCGTCTGCATTGTATTGAGCACGACTACCTACCAAACCAGTAACTGCTGCTAACTTAGCTTCAGATTGATTAGACTTAGCAGTAGCATACATATCATTGTAGGTCTTGTTAAAGAGTTCAGCGTTCATAGCATTAGTCTTTAACTCAGCATCAAAGTTAGTAGCATCTGCTTTCCAACGACCTTCAGCATCATAGTTCTGCTTGGTTTGGAATGCTTTGTTCTTAGCATCCAAGGACATTGCATAGGTCATGTTTGGATCAGCACCTGCACGTAAAGCAGAAGCCTGCATGTTGTCGATGTCTTGCAACTCACTTTGAATGTTTAAAGTCTGTGGCTTTATATAAGGAGACTGAACCTCAGGAATTGCATAAGGGAATATATCTTGTGCTTGGGCTAATCCATAAGCTCCGGGAATGGCCTGCATGGTGTCATAAGGCATTCTAGTATACTTACCTCTTTCTGGGAAGTTAGGGTCAGGAATACCTCCTGGATTTTCAGGTTCTTCAGGTACATCCTCGTACATTGGATTACCTTGATAGTTGATAGCATCGTAATGCTCCCAACCAGACATCAAGTCATTACCCATAGAAGGACGGAAGTCGCCTTCTCCAAAACTCTTTTCAATGTTCTTGGTTATATCTGCATAGCGATTCTTGTAGAAGTCATCAGATAGCAAAGCTTCATCAGGTACTCCTTCACTATTCATTCCGATATCCTTCAAGAAAGTCTTACGGTTTTCTGCACGAACCTTAGGGTCTTGAGACTCTGCCAACTCAATAGCTTCATCCTCTGACATACCTTCTGCCTTGGCTCTTGCGTAAGTAAAACGCTGTTCGTATTCTGCAGGACTAAAACCAGCTACAAACGAACCAGTACCTCTAATGGTACCAGTCTTAGGATCTCTTTGAGAGTATCCTTCAGTTCCTGTCTGTAATCCAATCTGAAACTGATCCGTACCAAAACCTTTACCCGACTTGTTGATTACGTCAGACATAGCCAAACGTTCTTTCATGTTGGCAGGTTTGAAGCTACCTGTAATCTCGTACTGACCTTTCTTAGGTCCTTCCTTGATTACCTTGATACTTCCTTCGTTAATACCACGCTGGAATGCAGCATTAGCTAGTTCTAGTTTTTGTTGGTTCTCAGGGGATTGACTTGCCCAAGACTTAATAAAGGTCTTACCCTCATCGTAGTTAGAAGCTACAGAAGATTTAGAAGCTTCACGTACACGCTTGGTATCTATCTTAGTCAACTTCTTTACTGTACCGTCTGCTAGTTGAACATAATCACCAGGCTTAATTGTCTTGTCGCCTTCTTTCTTAAGAACAGTTCCTTCAGGAAGTTTATATTTCTTAGCTCCATCTTGCATGTATAGTTTACCACCATAAGCAAATCTTTTTGCTTGTTGATCAAAAGCAGATTTTTCTAAGTTAGTACCTTGGTTTAATGCCATACCTGTGTTAGGATCTACAGCTTGACTAAAGGTAGTGCCTGAAGAAATAGTTCCTTTAGGGTTACTAAACAACATACGTCCTGTTTGATCTACTGCTGACTGAGGATTAGCAGATTGGTAATAAGAGTAGATATCATTACGAGAGGGTGCTTCTTTAACACCTGCCTGAGTGAAACTTTGACGTTGTTGATTATAGTATTGTTCAAATTTAGGATCATTACCTACACCTGGAGACATAAATGTATTGACAGGTGCACTACCAACATCGCCACCTTCTGCCATGTTAGCAGTAATCTTTGCTTGAACATAACCAGGGAGTGCTTCAAAGCCAGGATTATTAATACCGCCTTTAGCCATTTGCTTCTGTTCTCCATTAGAGTTGCCGTTAAGAAACTGCTGATCTCTGAACAATTGGTCAAGTACTTTATCATTACGCTCCTTCATAATACGAGCAGTCTGTTTGTCTACCTCCTTAGCAAAAGGATTCTTCAAAACTTCGTCATACTCAGTATTATCATAACGCTTAGCAATCTCAGCAAAGGTCTTGTTACTATCTTTACCTTTTTTAGCACGGAACATAGTAGTCATGTCTAGTTGACTAAAGTCACCACCAGCTTGTAAGTATGCACCTATCTTAGCAAACTGTTCTTCGGGATTAAGTTTAGCCCCGTCAGAAGGTTTCATATGATTAGAGAATACTCTTGTGTTATTCGGTAAGATGGTATTGATGCCACTCATAGACTGGCCATCTGCTTTGTAACTCTGTGAGTGCGAAGGTCCTTTAGCCACTTCGCTAGTACCGTCAGGTAGAATCAAAAACTCTCCGTCTTCAATTTCTACGTTATTATTTACTCCTTCAGGAGTATTGTAACGGTTTGTAATTTTTGCTCCTTTTTGTGCCATAACAATAGGTTGGTACTCGGTACCTCCACTCGTAGTACGACCATACATGTAGTTATAGTCGTAGAGAGGTTTTGATTGTCTAGATTGAATTGATTGATTTAGTTCAGTTTCTTTACGCTGTGCATCCATATAATTAGCAGCACCTAGTGCTCCTGTTAATCCAACAGTAGCATAGTCCTGCCAATTCTCTTTAATGTCATTGCCAATGCTTTTTATGTTACTCTTTAACTTATCCTTGAAAGAAGGTTCGGGGATTTTATAATCCGACATAAGACCACGCTTTTCAGTCTCTGACTTAGTCAAGGGACCTTGCTCCATCTCTGGAGTGCTCTGGTCTACATCGTAGATATTTTCAGGATTAATGTTACTGAAAAATGGTGAAGCATCGGGAGTAAACATACTGCTAGCCTTGTCAGTATTGAATGTTCCCGGTGCATATGAAGCATCACCAGATGTAATGGTGCCTTCAGGTTGCTCTTTAGTACTGTAATTCCCTAAAGGTGCAGGCGGTTTGATTGAAGGAATCCCAAAAGGATTCTCATCGCTGCCTCCTTCCTTATAGAATTTCTTACCAAATTTCTTATAGAGAGAATGTCTAAGCATTAGTTTTTAATTTTAGAAGTTATAATATTAAATATTAATAACTCAATAAGTTATACTTATTATACAAATATACAAGATTAACATAAAAAAGCAAGGGGTAATTGCTTACCCCCTATTTAGTGCAATGTAATTAGACTCAGCAGGAACATAAACCCAACCACACTTAGTAATACGAAGTCTTTCATGTTTTAAATGATTGAATGTGCCTACGGATAATCCTGTAAATTCACTCATATCTGTTGAAGATGCTTCCACTAATGTTTTTGTTTTAAAATTGTACCAAGTACAGGAGTATTTCTTTCGTCTAGTTTTACTCATCTTTTCTCTAGACTCCTGTGGTCTTGTGAATCCTGTTTTGTACTTAAACCCATTTTGAATTTTAGTATTTGCTGCTTTTTTGCCCCACTCACTCCTCTGTTCTGTACTAGCATTAGCTAGGGTACTATTAAGCCAGATTTCAGGATTGTTTTTATGATAATCTTTTACAGAATTAGAGATCTTAATTTTGACATCTTCTGAAAATATTCCCCCTTCTCCTCCCAAAGTCATATTATAACCTAAAGGAACAACGCAGTTATACTCTGCTATGAAGTGTTTTTCTTTTTCACAAGCTTCTTCTTTTGTACTACAAGTTACTAACTCTTCCCAAAGAAAACACTCCTTACCATACTTCCTTAAAGCCAACTTAAAAGCTTGAGTATGGTGTTTCTGAGTAAGACAGTTTGCTTTCCTTAAATGAGCCTTAATCCTTTGATCAAGTGTTTTAGTGGTATACCCAATATATACCTTGCCATTTACTGAGTTAGTAACTTTGTATACAATCATTACTTTCCTTGCCCAACTTTTTTCTTTAGATAATTTTTACTCGACTTGAGTTTAGAAGCCCTTGTCTTTGCTACGACTCCCTTTCTACGAACCTTAGGTTTAACTTTAAACTTAAGAGAGATGGAGCTTGATTTTGATTTTGCTGCGGTTGCCATTTATAGTTAGTTTAGTTTAGTGATTAGCATTTCCAACGTCTACGTGCTTGACGTATTCTTGAGTTGGGATCATTTTTAGTAGCTTGAGAAGATCTTTTTAACTGTCCTAGTGAACGAGCGCAATAAGATTTTCTACGACCAGCTGCTTTACTGCCAGGCTTTACCTTGCCAGTAACTGCGGTTTGTAATTTAGATCCGGGGTTAGCTCTTCTATAAGCTGCCACACCCTTAGCTGTCATACCTGCACCTGATTTAGTAGGGCGGTAATTAGCACCGGGACCTTTAGTAGTATGACGGATAGTTCCTCCCTTAGCCATGTAAGACTGGTAAAGACTTCCTCCGCTGCCCATAGATTTAATCTTCTTCTCTTGCTTAAGCATTTCAGGTGTAGGCTTTTTGCCACTACCTTTATTAGCACGGATGTTATCCCAAAGACCTCTCTGGGAATAAGAACCATCTTTACGTTTGATCATCTGTTTCATTTCTTGAGTATATATTTTTCGTAAGCTGCTTGAGTTTTAGGACCCCAAGCTCCATCAGCTTCTAGACCTGCATTGTATTTACTATTCAACATCTTTTGGTAGTTCTGCACTTTACTCTCTTCACTATTTATTTGATTACGTGAAGGTGCTTGTTTAGCAGGAGTTGTTTGTTTTGGTTGAGTCGTAGTAATGGTTAAAGTCTTTTTAAAAGAAGGCTTAGCTTGCTCATAACTCTGTTGAAGTTTAGACTTCTCTACAACGGGTTTTGATACGTTTGCAGGTGCTTTCTCTACAGTAGGTTTAACTGTAGGTTTTGCTTGTTCCTCAGGTTGCTTTACCTTTGGTTGAGCGTCTTCCTCAGCTATTTGTTTTCTAGCATCCTCTACGTACTTCACAGGAACTCTTAAATTAGTTTCAGTTTCTACGCCCCACTCATTTGCAAATTTCTCTGCCCTATCAACTATAGACTTACTATTTGGATTATAGGAATCAAAGTTATACCTATCATGTATTAGGTACTCTTCATCATTATACTTCTTAAAATTGGCCTTACCTAGTGTAGGCTGCATCATTGCTGATCCCCAATACTTAGTTACGTTATCTAAACGTTTACCGGTTTTTCCATCCAAAGAAGGTAAGTTAAATAAGTTAGATAGTGCAGGGTTATGTGCAACCCCTTGCTCGTCTCTATACCCTGCAGGATAATCTGCATAGTCAAAACTTCCTGTGTAGCCCTCATCACCTGCCTTTGATTTTCTTGCTTCTGCTTTAGCTATTGCGTAAGCTGCAGCTTGTTTCTGACTCTCCGTAAAATCAGCAGTTGTATTGTCCTCATCTGCTAATCCTCTAATGTAGGAAGCCAATGGGGTAGGAAGCACGTTCAATAGTCTTCCTGCTAATCCAGACTCTACAGATTGTCTGTAGTCTTCCTCAACATCATAGTTTGCCTTCTTTGTTAGGTTCATAGGGGGAATAGAATACACAGCAGTATTATCTGCATAAATCCTATCCTCTACTTCAGACATAGCTGCTAGTCTATTATTAAGACTAGAATTAGACTTTGACCTAGTTACAGGCTTACTAGGGATTGCTACAGGTGTAATAGGTTTATTGGACATAACCGTATTAACCCTTGTATTATCTGAAGTACTTGGGTTATCACTACGAAACGTTAAAGGTCTTTGACTAGGTGGTACGTACTTAACATAGCCCGCTTGTTGCATGTATGCTTTCTTTAGTCTAGAAGTATTACTAGAAGCAACTACAGTACCGTTAACTCCAGGAATAGACATTCCCCCCATCTGCATTATTTTAGCAGATTTTTTAAAATCTTTGAGGTTATACTTAACACCTTCTTTTTTAAAATCAAGTATCATTTCATTCGCAATTTGCTTTCTGTTGTTCTTATCTTTAACTCTTGTTAAGATGCTAGCAATCCCATCTACCATCTCTTTGTCATCGTCATTTTCATCCTCAACCTCACCGCCATCCTCAAAAGACTTAGTGTATCTAAATCCTGCAAAGTAATTCTTATCAGTTCCTTGCTCACCTTTGTTGATGTTGTAGTTACCAGATAAAGATAAGTTAGGAGTGACTTGGTATGAACCCTCAATGCCTGCATTCTCTAGCATATTGTTACGCATAGTAGCATTGGCATTTAAGTTAACTCTCTCTGTGTTGTAACCAGCACTAGCTGTTCTGTAAGTATCCTTTCCTGCAGTAGATTGATTGTAGTCTATATAACCCTTCTCACCCTCATAGCCGGCACCAAAACCACCTGGAGATACGTTAGCGTTAAATCCTTTATTAGAGTAAGCTAATCTCGGAGTCAAGGAATTCATCTGTAATGAAGGAGCATTGATTGACCCCACTACTTGACCTGAAAGTTTATTCTTGTTGCCTACAGAAAAATCTACATCACCTCTAGGGGAGACGTTATCAATTCTTCCACCTAACTGCATTTGAGTTTCGTAGACTTCCTTATCTTCAGGAAACTCATACTCCTCACCAGGTTGCATCATTACTTGCTTACCTGACTGCATACCCACACCGAGTATAGGCTTTTCAAAGTAATCGTCCTCACCATTAGGACCTTTCATAGTAATCTTATTAGACGGAACAATGACATCATCATTTTGATACCACATCCCTGTCTCATCTACAGGTGTAGGAGATACTCGCTGTTTTAACTTCTCAAGAAAACTATTTACTGACATAAATTATTTTTGCTTTTTTGCAACTCTTTTTTGTGCTTGTTTAAGGAACTGTTGGTCTTCAGGTCTACGAGAATCGATAACCATCACAGTATCTCTATCTGCTACTTGATTAAACATTGTAGCTACATCACCACAACGTCCATTAACGCAACCATAAGACTTGCCTCTTTGATCCCCCGACTTATCATAGAACGGTGCTCTACGAGCAGGATCATAAGTCTGATGTACAGCAATATTAGTAGCTTGAGGTTCCGGAGTACCAAAAGCAGTAATAGGCTCTAGGTGTCGGATATTATTATTGTAAGACTTTTTATCAGAAGCAGTTACATTGTTTTGGTCAAATATATAATAACCTCGAGGAGTAACTCTACCTGATTTATCTTTTTCTAATTGATCAACAGTGAAGGTATTAGCATCTGCATACATGTTGCGGTTTTGACCAGTCAAGACAGGGAATTGAAAGTTGTTATCCTTACCAAAAACAAAAGTTTCATTTGTACCCCTATCAACCAATACTCCTGTCAGAGGTAACTGACGATTATCTACCACGGCTGTTTTTTTTTTTTCAGGACTGCCTGGGATTTGTATAGGAGCTTTGCCACCAGTTGTAGATTTAGTTCCAGCTTTAGTTGCATTAGTTTTATTGGCAGGTTTATTTAGAAAAGAATAGTTAGGATTAACTACCATATCTCCAGCCTTACCAGGAATAAAACTTTGTCTTTCTTTAGCAGTTTGCCACAAAGGTTGACTAGTGCCTTTATAAGAAGATGAAGCAGTAGCAGTTGGGGCTGCAGGAGTATTAAAGTTCATTCTGAAATTACCAGGCATGTCAGCTCTAGAAGGACCCATAGTACCTTTAGCAACAGGCGTGTTAAAATTCATCTTGAAGTTACCTGGCAGATCAGCTCTTGATGGTCTCATATCACCACTAGACTTAGCAACAGTAGCAGCAGGCTTCAGCATGTACTTTTCATAAGCAGCCTGTGTCTTTGGTCCCCATGCACCGTCAGTAGCTAATCCTGCACCGTACTTTTTATTAAGCATCATCTGGTAATCTCTCACCTTAGCCATTTCAAGAGCTTTGTTGTCTTCTTTCAACATAGCTTTAGCTTGAGTTAACTTTGGATCGATTGCTTCGATTCTTGGAACCTCGTCCATGCCCTCTTCATTAGACATAGCTTTAACTGCTGGTTTAGCAGGAGCGGCTGCAACTGGTGCTGGCTTAGGTCCTTGAATAGCTTTGCCATTCAACATACCTAACTGAGCATAGAGTCTGCCACCACGCATCATAGACAAAGGTGCCATCTGATTCTCAGGAACTCCGTTCTTCTTCTCCTGCAACTGTGCCTCTCTCTCACCTAGCATCTCTTTCCTACGCATAGTATTAGAGTCCATCAAATTAATTTGAGTAGGGTTGGTGCTTCCCATTTCCATCTCCATGCCGTCTTCACCGTATCTATCCTTTGATCTTATAGTAGACATCTTAGGTGCTACCTTTGCCTGGCCTTTATTGCTTTTTATTGCAAAGTTCTTGGTAGTCTTAGTAGATACAGGAGATGACCTAGTCATCATTCCCATTTCTCCCTTACGCATCTTAGAAAGAGTATTAGCGAGGTTAGCTCTCTTTACAGTAGTAGAGGAGAAGTCTCCTTTGTTAGCAAGTACTTTATCACGGAACGCAGGAACACTCATACCTGCACCTTTAGCTTGAGCTGTAAATGAACCTGGCTTTTTAATGGCAGATTGAATCCAGTTACCTCCGGACTTCATTCTTGTTTTGCCACCACATTCTAAGCAGGTTGAGTAAGATTTCTTTAAGCGATTCATTTTATGTAAGAGTTAATTGGTAGATAGTACTGGAGATTAGAGCTAAGATTTCATCCAAGATATTCTGAATGTGCGTGTTGTCTGCTCCAAAAACACCACGGTGTTTTTTAAGGTAGTCAAGCATCTGAGTTAAGTGCTGATTAGCGTTTACATACTCAGAGGCAGGAATCTTAAAGTTAATTCGTTTCCCACCTAACGTTCCAAAGTAGGCTTCGATTAAATCATCAATTAGTTCTAGGAGTCCGCTGTAGTAGGAGTCCAATGCTTTGTGCTCGGAATAATTAAGTGTCTGAAGGTGAACAATGTGCATTGTATCCCTAGATTGAAACAACTGTCCGAAGATTACCTCGGGTTTAACAGTTGTAAAAATTTCTTTGTCTTTCATGATTATAAGGCAGTTTGGTTGATTTGATTAATTTGCAAACTGTTCACAAATTTATATCTATTGTACTTGTCTTGAATTAATCGTACTCTGGTGAAGTCAGACTTAATCTTATTCTTTTGATAAGATAAACCTACGTTTCTTATCGCCTTCATATTAGGCAACTTATCTATTGGGTAACTTGCTAATAAGTCTGTCCACTTGGTTGTCCACAGAGGCTGACCATTTGCTTGAGCAGCAATGTTCCAGAAACCATTAAAGGTATACTTGTTCTCCCTACGAGATAACAAGGTCTCAATGCCTGTAGTTCCCATCCTAGGATACAAAAGCTTCTGTCTAGTATTACCAAACACTTCCGGTATTAAGTTAATAATACCTGAAGACTGTTCTCTGTTGTAGATAATAGCCTTGTTAAAGTTGGCAATATTTTTATTGTTCGCAGTACCCAGAGAGTAGTACTCGGTCTTGCTGTAGTATTCTTGGATTTCTGCAATCAAAGAAACTGAAGTCAAGATAGAGTTAATTGGGAGACTATTAACCGCATACTCAATAATGTATGGATACAACTTACCATAGTAAGTCTGATACAAGTAAGGATGTAGGTTGTGGTTCCAAAGTGAACTTCCTGCAGCAGTGGTGGTGATTGTCTGGAAGTGACCCAACTGAGCTACATAGAAATTTGGCAAGAAAGAATAGAAGGAGATAAAGTTTTTCAACTTGGGTGCATAAGCAACTGTCCAAGACTTATTCTCAAAGTAAGTACCGTTGAATAAAGAAACTCTAGTGACAGTGGTTCCGGTCTTCAATACATAGTATTTGTAGTTAGGATCTAGTCTATCGTTAATGTAAAGTATCTCTGATGTATTTCCCTTCCTAAACTCAGGTCTAACTCTGTAGTCTAACTTGGTAATAAATACACGCTCGAATCTTTCATCCCATCCCATAGTAATACCAATACCTAAAGAAGGCACGTCAACATCTGCCTCAGGCAAATCTTTGATTATCTGGAATGGTAGATTTTCTTTGAACCAGTTGTAGTTCAACTCTGATTTGATTTCGTTGAATCCGTCTCCTGTGATTTGATACACGTGTCCACGTTTAGCATCTACCCAGAAGGTTCCATACTCACAACGTACATAAGCTTTGTGTTGGCTTCCGATATAACCTAAGTCAGTAGCGGCCAAGTCAACAGGCTTTTGCTTGAACATATCTGCGTTACCTATCTCCAACTGATAAGGAGAAGTAGAGGTAAGTACAATACGTGCATTGTATACTTTGGTAGTGTTTTCAAAACGAGCATATACTCTTTCGCTTTCACCGGCATTCAAATCAATTAAACGACCACCTTGCTTAGGGAAATCATAGAAGTTCCCTGGACGGAAGTTAAGCCACTTGTCTGTCAACAGATTAGATTTACTTGCTTGGTCTGAGTAGATCACACGATTCTGGTGATTCACTAAACACTCCAAGGAAGGATACTTCAACCTGTAAGGCATGTTAGGACTTAAGTTCTGGGCAGAGTAAGTAGCGTTATAGTGGTAGAAGTTATCGTACTTGATAGGTACCGTAGCTTCTTGCAACCAATCATCAGGAATACCCCCACCTACGTTGGGGTAGAAGTTTTCTTTATCAGTATCCCTACCGTGACGAAAATGAGTATTAACATCAGACTCTACAAAGAATATAGGTAGCCCGTAAGAGGCTGTATAGAAGTGACCATCCTGATAGTATCTGTGGTCACTAGAACCATCGAGAGTAGTCTTTTTAGTAAACTTACTCCAGAGTTCATTCAAGCCTTCCATGATTCCTAAGTTAAGCGCATACACGCCCACAACAGCCAATGCTCCGCCTAATGATATACCAGCAATACCAGCACCAACTCCTGCAGCTACGAAAGCAAAAGCAACTGCAATCTCTGAACCACTGATAGCATTAACATTACTAGCGGTACCAATGTAGTAGGTTGGGTATGCCATGTTAGGGAATAACCAGTAATCAAATGGTACTTCATCTACCTTGGCAGGAAGATTAACTAAGTTTCTTGTAAAGAAAGAATGTTTACGCTTAAAGGAGAAAGGAGTAATGAATGTGTCTCCACCAAAAGCAGGATAATACTTATACTCAAGACTCACACCACCTCCAGCAGTTCTGTACAAATCAACTGCATACCCAGTAGAAACATACTTAATGTTTTCTACCTGACCATACTGATTTGGAAACTGACGTTTAACAGAACCATAGTAAGCACGGGTAGTACGTCTTTGATGTTCAGTAGTTGCGTTTAATGTATGACCCTCGTCACTAACAGTAGCGCCTGTTTCATCTACTAAGGTTGTAGCAGATGTAACGTATCTAGAGTTATCTAGTAATTGAGACTCAATGTTTTTAATAAAGTCTTTTACCTTGAGGTAAACAGAAGTTTCTCTTAAACGATTATGTAATGGAGCATCGTCAAATACCTGAACGATTCTTTCATTAGCGTAATAACCTAATTCAATAAATCTACGACTACTACCGAAGTGTGGAACTGTAGCCAACGGATTGATAGGTACGTACTGATTATAGTTTGCAATAGAATTATACTGATAAGCAAAATTTACAAACGGAATCAGTTTACCTATTAAATCAAGCATTACCTGCTCGTTAGCAAGAAGCTTATCGTAGCGAACATCAAAACGAGAACCATTAGCAAATCCACCAGTTACTGTTGCACTCACTTCAGTAGATCCTGAAACGTTTGCTGATAAGATAGCAGACAAACGTCCCGCATCTCTGAACGCACCTTCCTGCAAAAATCTATACTGAGGATGTTCAGCTACGGGAACAAAGTGTCCGAGTACTCTACCAAACTCTACAGTCTCAAGTTTTAATTCTGTACCAATTTTAGGAAACTGGAAACTTGTGTCAGGGGAGTAGAAAGTAAATCTGTTGTTACCTCCATTAAAGTCGTAAGTTCTGAATCCACCTACACGTCCGATACCGTCAATAAAAGCTGAGTCGGTAAGGAATATTTCTCTAGACTCATCATACCAACGAGAAGCATTCATCAAGTAAGGATCTACACGTAAGTCATTGTAGGGATAGTTAGAGTAGTAATACTTCTTATCATTAGTAGTATCAAAGTACTCTCCTACATCATAAAGTAATCCTTTAGCAATTACAGACTTATTACCTACACGGTTACCTCGTACAAGTTCATATCCGCAGATAACATCTTTGATGGGTATCTCCTTGCGTTTGATAGGATCGTATACAGTGTAAGCGTAGGTTCCGTCTGGATTTTTTTGGTTTAATAGACTAAGCAAAGATGCTTCATCTAGACGAACTCCAATAGGATGCAATATACTTGGACTCTCTACACCAATTCCTGAATCCGCTGTAGATCCAGAAGCAATGTCATGGTCATGAATGTGGGTAATAGCTGAGTCGGGAAACTTGTGGTGACGAATAGGTTTGCCTGCTAATGCTTCTGGGTTGTAGTAAGGAGCATTAGGGTCAGTAGACTGTTCCCATATCTCATCATAACAAGGATACAACTCAGTAGATTCCCAATAAGCAAACTCACCTTGAAGACCATTAGTGATAGCACAGTTGTATTGTTTCTCAATATCCGATGCTAAGTCCTCATCATAGTCAACACTAGTTCCAGGAGAAGCCGTATTGTATGTTTTCCAAACTGGCAGTTGATCAGGGATAGTACAATCGGTCTGCGCTACAAATACATCTAAGTTACTTGATCCATCTAGTAAGGTAGTATCTCCAAAATTTATATTCTGAGGTAAAACAGTAAACGTAGTTCTTCCAGGAATATGGAATACATCAGTGTACTTACCATTACTCATTCGGAATTTAATACCGAAAGGATAAACCTCATCCCTCTGGTAGGTTCTAAAGAAGTAAGCAACTTCAGGGGATGAGTAATCAAACTGTCCATCAGCCGGCATATTCACAGTTTCCCAAAGTAGTTTCAATCTACTAGCAAAACGCTGGAAGTTGTATCTAGGAGCTTCTTCTAAGTCAGCAAGCATCAAGATATCATTCTGCTTCTCAATGATGTTAGCAGTATCGTATCTAGGGCTTCTAACTACAGGAGCAACTGTAGAGAAAGTAGTTTTATAATCACCTGTATAGATTACAGTGTCTTGGTCTGTGACCTGATTTACCCGGTATACACCTACTAGGTGATATGTGTTAGTTGTGTTTACTGTTTCTGCTACTACTAAACTGAAGTACTCAAATATGCGAGTCTTATGTTTAACATTAACTGTGATAGACTTAGAGGTTACATACTCTGTCTGTTCAGTAATAGTCCTTTCAAAAATTGGAATAGGGTTGGTGTAGTCTGTATAATCTACAAACTCATCTCCGTTCTCATCACAGTATGCTATAGCAAACGAGTAGGCACCTGCTGCCAGCATACCTCCACTATCTACAGAGGTAGCGTGAACTTCTGGGATGCAGAAATTAGGAAATAGCTTAGAATCCTCACAGCTTTCTCTAATGCACGTACGATTCTTCCCACAGGCGTCTTTTCCATAAGGATACAAATCAGAAAAATAGCGAGGTGGATTATTCCTACTAATATAATAAACTTTGGTTTCACAGTCATCTATACGATACTCCGCATTCACTGGGAAGGCAGGATCAAAATTTAAACAGCAGTTGCCTTTAGAAAATACTCCAGGGGTAGTATCCTCTACTTGAACTTCTTGAAGTATTTCTATGTACGGCCCTTCTAAAAGTAGTGTACCTTTTCTAGCTGTAAATCGTTTAGGTTCACCTAGAATAAAGTCACGAACAATATTGCCTGCACAGTCTTCGTAAGTAAAATCTTTTTCAAGAGCGGTATTTTCAATACTTAAGTCTATTGTTAATCCTACTACATACTCGTAACAAGACTGTTCACATTCGTCTAAACAATTGTCAATGATTATATCCTCATACTTACAACAAGTAGAAGAAACAGTAACCTCTTCTCTCTCTGCGGTAATTACAGTACTACAAGATGCTACGCAGTTTTCGTCTACAGTTAGTATGTACCCGTCTGGACAAGCATTCTCCGTCTCTGTGAAGTAAGAACCTCTCTTAGGCAAAGAACTAATCTGCTCACCATTACTACGAGCAATAGATGCAGTTAAGATTGCTTGAGTAAGATTTGGGTCAAGCAACTGAGCCAATGAGATATCATATACCTCATAAGCAAACATACCAATACCTGCAGTGTTTTTGTACTCAAACCTGAATACGTGTCTACCAGCAGTTAAAGTAATTGGAAAGAAGTGAAGTCTTGACCAAAGATTAGATGCTGCTCCTCCTAGAATCTTAGAAGGGGTTACAGGATCAAAGTCAAAAATTAAAACGTTGTCAATATAGACACGAAGAGCTTCGTCTCCAGCCAAAGACATATAATACTCCTTGGTTTGATCAATACAAACAGTCTCAGCAAAACCAATATACCCCGAAGGATTCTCAGGAGTTACAGTACTAATTGTGTGACACTCCCGACATAGTCCGCCTCCTGGATTTAAATCCGCTTGTACTGCAATACTCTTTAAGTAAGTAGCTACGTTAAATACACCTATACCATTAGGATTCCAAAAGTTGGTACCAGTAGGTGTAGGTAACTCAGTTTTGATTGTGTAGTAGTCTGAAGGTGTTAACGTAGAGTATGCGCTAGTATAGACGTTAGGTAAGAAAGAACCGTGGGTAGAGAATACACCACAACCACTTCCGTTAACGCAAGTAGCAATTACAGGTAGTGTTTGAGAGCTTTCGTCGATAGGAACGTATTGAACCTTCTTACAGAGGTTAGTAACTGCATCATAGAAGTAGCCATCTGGACACTGTAAAGTAACTTCATCTGCAGGTAGGTCTGTTACAACAGTAGCTGTAGTGACGATGGTACCTGCCTTACATCCACAATCTTCTTCAGTAACTTCTACACCTAAACAAGAATCGCCTAGAGCAGTAATCTGACCTATGCGAGAACGTCCGTCTGGGTGAGTAAGGAAAAGAATAACCTTAGACTGCTCAATAATATTAGTAAATCCTACTACAATAAATCCTGACAAAGTGCCTTGATCAAATCTAAAGCATTCTGTGTTGCTGGGTTCATTTGTGTAAGTAACAGAGTCACCGTCATGAGCTTGCACATTAGCATTTAAAGCCCATGTAATCTGGTTCTCCTTAACTTGCCAGTTAATAGAGTCCAGGTTAAGACCAATGATATTCTGATTTACTTTATTTTCCATTAAATGATATGGTATTTAACAAACTTATTACGTGCCTTCACAACGCTATCAGCACTCTGTTGTTTAGTCTTAGTCAACAAGTACCCAAATGCTGCCTGTAGTTTAGCAAGCTGGTCTTGTTTGTAGTATTGAAACTTACGCTCAATCTGAGCAGCAGATTCATCTAACTGAGAATGCCAAAGCATCTCAAAGAATTTAAACTTAAGATAAGCCTTAATGTACTCTTCGACTTCTAGTATTTCAGGAATCTTAGGAATACCAAATTCATCCGTAGGTCTAGCAAAGTATCTTACATAAATACAGCCCTCCTCAAAAGAAGCAGACATAGTCCTGTTGTTATTAATCTGGATAATGTCTGGGCCGGGTGCATACAAGTTAGCACACTGTTCTGTACATAATGCCTTAGATCCATGGTAAACACGGATAGGCCTAGGCATCTTCATGCTAATCTTAAAGCCTGGATTAGATACAAAGATTTGTTCGAAGTACTCTGTTTTATCATTGCAACACTCTCCACTGAAGGAACAGTCTGAAGACATGTAGAAGTACCCATTCATAGTAGTGATACCAGAACTAAACTCTATCTGAGAATCATACAAAGCAGCTCTATCTAGAAGTGCAAAATCACAAGGAAGCTCTGACTTATAGTTTACAAAGTGAGCTACAGTCTCTTCAGGTTGAAGAACCATTACCTTAAGCTTACGCAAGGACTGGTCAATGAAAGTAGGAATCAAAACTTCACTAATAGCACCTGCCTCGAAGTAAGACTTAAGTTCTTGTTTAACTTCCGCCACAATTGGCTCAGAAGATATGAAGTTTATATTTTCGTACTTCATCGGTGTATTTCGTTATTTTTTATCAATTGGGCTAAATGTCTTTGGTGCTTTATTGCGAGTCTGAATCTAAAGAATCCTAACTCAGGGAACTTCTTGGAATAACTATAAAGGTGAACCTTATAGATATACCCGTCAGTGTGGGTGTTACGATATGGTGCCCAGATGCCTGTCTTACGATATCTACCCCAGTCAATGGTTGCATGTGGTTCACCAAAGGGAGCTACCTTAAGTAAACGGAACAACCCTAGCTTAGGGATGCGAACAGAGTAAGCACCTGAATACATTTTACTAATCATCCTCTCATGCACCATTTGAGGAATCTTACTAAACATTTCGTAGGTAATATCAGAACGTTTTGTTTCTTTTAGAAACTGATTGTAAGCTTTTTTGTTAGAGTAGTTTACGTCGGATCGGTAGGTCTTGTACTTTTTTGGGCTAACTTCCATAATTACATTTGTTCATCCCTATTGTTATCCTCTTGTTCAACAGGCATCTTATGGTAGTTAATTAGATCTTGGTTAACAAGTTGCAATAAACCATCTACCAAATAAGCAGCTATCTTGAACTCCTTATCGTACATGCTTAAACATTGAGTACCATCCATGTCTTCGATGCTTTCAGTAAAGTAGGCATACATGTTTACAGACTCAACGTCTGGATTCAAAACATAGAGGTATCCATTACGGATAGTATAATAGGAACGGTTGGTTTTTACTCTAAGCCGACTGTGATTGATAAAGTCACGGATACTGGTAGGAAACAACTCCTCAGAGTTTGAGGTATTAAATACACCTTGAATAAAGTAGGAATATAATCCTTCTTCAATCTTAGGTAATTTTTTAGCTGTTCTGCGAATAGGGCAACCTAAATCACATTCCGCACCAGGTGCTTCTATCAAACAAATACACTCGTATGCCTGATAAATACTATCAGACATTAATAATTTTTTCAAGTTAATCTCCCTTTTAATCAAGACAGATGCCTTTGATTTAAGTAGATTATAAATGAAACGGTCACTAATAAGGTCATCGCTAGTAATGAATTTATTAGCACTTTTCACTCTTGCGATTAAATCTCCATTAGTTAACATAACACTCGTTATTACAAATATAATTAAATTTCAATTTTAGTCAAGTTTTACTTAAACCAGTAGAGCCTAGTTTCCTAGGCTCCGACTAGTAATTAGACAGGGGTAACCAACCAAAAAATCCTGTCAATATCTTATAAAGCGTAGCTATTACCTCCGATGACAACTTCAATTAAGTCGCCTGATGTAAGAGCAAGTGATCCCGCTGGGTTCATTAATACGATAGCAAAGTTACCGGCAGTGTCCAATTGAGCAGTTGCTCTGGTGTAGACGTTAGAATAACTAGCACCCACCTTAACATAAAGTTCTACGTTAAAGTATACTGGGTCTGCAGGTCTAATTGCTGTGGGAATAGTTGCTATGTTTAACACACCCAAGTGAGCTAATGAGAAGGGGGCAGTAATGTTCATCTGAAGTACCCCATGCAATGCAACTACTTGGCCATGTTTATATCCGTGAGGAAAACCAACGCTACCGGCAGGAAAACGAACAGCATTTGTTACGTTAAATGTAGCAGCACTTACACCTGCCAAAGGATGAGCCACAGGAGTACTATCAAGTACTGCGAGGTCAAACTCAACATTAGTAGAGGTATCTGTACGAGTTACATTAGCAGTAGCACCGTTTAGTTTAATGGTGAAGGTTTTGTTTCTCCAGTGATTAGGGCTGATAGAAGAGTCTCTTACTAGGAAGTCTCCACCTGCAGGCGTAGGCGCAGTTACGTCACCTAGGTTATCCAATAAACAAACGTTCAAACTAGCAGCACTGAAAGCAACACCTGCTGCCAAAGCAATAGTAGGACCACAAGCACCAGTAGTAATTGTGAATTGAGTTGCATCAAACTTTATATTCAGTGTAGCAAGAACTGAAACAATTCTATCCAACTGAGTTTGAAGACTTACAGAGGCATTAGACCAGTTCCAGGTCTGAGTTTTAAATACAGAGTTACTAGGATAAGTACCACCAAAACAAGATGCCCAAGTAAGACTTAGATTATTTGTGGTAAGAGTAGATACAGAACTGTTCAAAGAATCTACTTGAGAAATCAAAAGAATCAAAGCAGCAGAAGCTGTACTAGTTGCAGAACCTCCCACCAATACAGAAGTATCAACGTTAGCTGGAACTGCAGAAACACCAGAAATATAAGTCTTCAGTGAAGTAGCAAGTGTGCTTACGGTACCAATGCTTGTAGTAAGACTCTGGAACATACCACACATGTTAGTAGTAATCCAGTTAAAGTAGTCAGCTACTACACTAGTACTAGGTTTAGTGGTGAATGCGTAAGCTACACAAGGATTAGAAGTAATAGAAGCGTAGTTCAAGCCACTATTAATAGTAGTGATTGCAGTTGCAACTCCGCCTAATACTTCATTAAGGTTGTAAGGAGCAGTTACTCCAGGCAAAGAACCTACGTTAGTGAATGAGCTAATATTTACAGTAGTATCGTAAGCATTCAAAGTTGTGTACAAAGAACACAAAGCAGCGGATGCAGAAGTAACAAACTGAGCTTCAGTTGTAATTGCAGTACCAATACCGGTCAATACACCTGACTGACGAAGGCATGAGTAGTTTAAGGAAGAGTAATCCAAACCACCACCAGCTAATCCACTACACAAAGCATTGTGGAAACTAGTGATAATATCATCTAGAACTGCACCAGAAGCAATTACTGGATTCAAAGCAGTAATAGTGAATACCACGTCATTCGCAGGAGTAGCACCACCTAATGATGTACCCAAGATTTTAACTTGGTTTCCTACTGCATACCCAGAACCACGGTTAGCAATTTTTACTGTGTAGGTATTAGTACCTACTGTACGAGTTACTTCAAAGGTAGCACCTGTTCCAGTACCACTTACGTTAGTTCCACCTAAAGTGTAAACTGTAGTAGTTCCGGGAACAACCGCAGTACCTGCAGTAGTAAATGTTCCAACAGCTCCTAGAGAGCAATATAAATCTACGCCAGAGTAAGTGATACACTTACCGTAGTTAGTAGATATGCACCCTACTGTAGCACATGGTGCTATTGTAGAGGTTCCGTAACAATCAACGCAATGTCCCATTTCTTATATTATTGAATAGTGCAGCAGTCGCACAGTTTGTTAATGATTGCTTTCAATAAATCTCCTAAAGTAAGCAAGCCTGTATTAGGGTCGCATACGTTGTTTCCAAGACACTGGGCATACGTTACACCTGTTTCTGGATTAACACTATTAAGCCAAGCAATAAATCCTGTACTCAAAGGCATTTCTTCCCAATGAAGGTTGCCTAAGTTAGTGTTAGTATTTTCGCTAGTAAGGTAATTTAAGCGAGACCTTAGTTCACATACAACCTCCAACAACTTAAGAACAACCTGAGAAGAATAATACTTCTCGTCTTTTACAGTAATAGTAGTTGTGTTGATTACAGGAGTAATTCCACAAGAAGTATTGACTGCATCTAAAGCAGTTTTATCAATACCTACTCGTACATCTAAAGAGGTCAAGTTGTCATCAAACAACTTGATAATATCATTAAGATAGGGGTCGCAGTAATCCTGCTTATCAATCAGCCCGCCAGCAGTAGGCGTGCCAGTGTACTTGACACAACCAGAAGGTTCTATCTCTACACAGTTATTAGTTTGACAACATTTAGCCATTTTAGTGTTTTGTTTTAAAGTTTAAAGTTGTGTCGCAGTCTAGGCAATGCTGGTATCTAAGGAAACTAGCATACTTTCTAGACTTTCTATGGTATGGTTTTGTTAAGTACTTGATATGCTGCAACTCTTTGTAAGCAGCATTGGCAAGTTTTTTCTTAACAGTCAAGTTCAATTCTTCTGAGTAAGTCATCAGCTTTACGATAAAGCTCGGTAGCTTTTACAGGGTTACACAAATCAGCCTGAGCCTCAGCTCCTCTGAGTAAGAAATCCACTTTATCTAAGTAGTAAAGCATTTTCTCGTCATCACAGCAGTCAACATACTTTGCCCACTGTACTGCAAGACGGCAATCGATTTTGCAGGTCCGCAAATGGAATCTGCTATTAATGCCTAAATCAGGGCATGTTGTCAATACGAAATTATAAACCCCATCAGGCAACTCACCAACAGTATCTTCTGATGCTACCCATCCAAAAGTATATGCATTTAGAATGTTTACTTCTCCCAGAACAAACTCAAACTCAAAAGGAGTGTCGTATCCGGGGACATCTACCTGTAGGTTAGCAGTGTCAGGAGCAATAGGGTAAAAAGATGTGTCAAGTACTGAGATAAATCCACAGTCTTTGGCTTTGTATACTTCGAGGTTTAATTTTACGTTTGGCATAGTTTAAAAATAAGGGGTGGTTTCCCACCCCGTTAAATTACATGATTGCAAATCCAACAGTTAGAACACCATCAAGTGCAGCAGATGCTGACACGTTTCTGATGCTAATCTTAAATGAACCAGCAACAACATCATCTACGATGATTAGAGGGAAACCGGTACTGCCTGTCCAATCAACTACGTTAGCAAGAATCAATGAATCTGCCTTAACGAAGGAGTTGTTTACAGTAAAGGTTGCAGTAGTATCTGCAGCTATAGCAGCCAAAGAGAATGTTACAAGTTCGCCAGCAGGTTGATTCAAAGTAACTGCAGTCGTAACACTTGTGCCTTGAGTTACAGTTCCTTTGGTCAATACTACAAACTTAGCGCAACAGCTAGGGTTCTTCAGCAAGTTAACTACAAACTTCTCAAGAGAAGTTCCTGGGATTTTTCCAGAAGCTACATCCTTGTTAGTTACAGCTACGGTATGGGTGCCTGTTTTTAGAATAATATCTTTCATTTTTTATTTAAATTAAAGGGTGATAAAAAGGGGAGGAGGTTAATCCTCCCCGTTAAGATTATACCAATTGAGGCAACGCAGAACCGCTCAAGAAGTTGTTCAAGAAGATCTGTACGTCAGCAACCAAACTGGAAACTGCAGCATCTACCAACAACACAACCGCATGCTCGTTCAAGTCTTTCTTCTCAAATCCAACTGGAGAAGGATCTGTGTAGCAGATTTCGAACATAGTGTAACCACTTGCAGTACGGGTCTGATCTACGAAGAAGAATGGGTTAGCAGCTTCGTTGTAGATAGGGTTCCAGTAGTAACGAGCTTCTGCAACTGCAGGCAAGTTATTAGTGAAGTAGTTACGCTCCATCTCAGCCAAAGCACTTACGGCACCAATTGGGTACTGGATGCTTTGTACAGTGGTGATAGCCCAAGGAGTTTGCATATCATCGATATCAAAATCTTGAGAGTTGAAAGGACCTCTGTGTACTTTAGCTTGGAACTTAACCAAGTTGAATACGTAAGGAACTGCATCAGGTACGCAAGCGTTACCAAAAGCATCAACTGCTTTACCAGTTACTTTGATACCGCAAGAAGTTACTGAACCTGCAGATACCAACTGTTTCTCCCAAGCAATACCGTTGTAAACAGGCATGTTCTCAATTGCAACCAAAGGAGTAGCAATGATGAAGAAAATTTGACCAGTAGAGTCAGCATCTTCGGTGTTGGTCTCAGTGATGGTACCATAAGTTCCAGATGGGTAGTAAGCCTGCAATGCAGTTAAAGTAGCTGCTTCTGCAGTTGAATCACCTGAGTCAGGCAAGTTCAATACATAACGGTAAGTTGGTGCTGAACCTACAATAGAGTGAGTAGCACTCAAGTACTTACTCAAGATAGGGTTAGCATTGATTTTGTCGGTCAATTCCTGCATGAAAGCCCAGCAGTTCAAAGCATCGCAACCACCACCGCACTCTGTGCAAGAAGTAGTTTTAACACGAACTGACTCTTGAATCAAAGGCTGATAAATACCCTTAGACCAGTACTCATCAATTTTGAAAGTTACGAAGTACTCTTCGTCACAAGCAAAAGAAGGAGTTTTGCTGGCAGTGATTTCATCATAACCAATGAAGGTAATCTGCTGTCTAGTAGTGTTGTTGTAAACACTCTTAGTAACACGAGTCAAGTTCTGCTTTTTGATTACAGAAGACTTGAAACTACCAAACTTAGAACCTACAGTATCTGAAGTTCCTACAGCAACAAAGATATCGTTACCGATAGTTGCAGTTGCAGCTGCACGAGCAATTACAGAATAGTCAGGCTTGTAGAAGTTCAACTGGCGAGCCTTCAAGGTATCTGTAGTACCAGTACCTGGAAATGCTTCTGCGGAGGTGTCTACGGTCGCAGCGGATCCACCAACTACGAACACTTGTGTGATTTTGTGATTCATATTTTTATGTTTTATTCTGAGTTTTTAACTAACCTATCCTCTGCAAATGCAGCTTGGATTTGATTATCATTAGATTGTGCTGCAAACTTAACGGCCAGGTCAACAATGTCTCCCTTAGCGTATTCAGGTAACTCACAGTTCTGATTAATAGAGTCAGTTCCATCTAACTTACTATAGCCATCCATGTCTATATTTTTTGGATACCTTAAGTAAGTCAAAAAGACTTTCTCAATAACGAACTCGTCTGCTGTGTATACGAACAACTTATTATTGCCTATGGTAGCTAGTGTGCTTCTCCATTCAAATGAAGGGCTAAAGTTTGCGTCGAGATACATAGTATCTAAGTCACCTTCTCTTACGAGGTCAATTGAGATGTTCTTGGAGCAGTTTTGCTTCTTTCCCACACAATGTGACGACACGTAAAACATATAGTTAGCAACATCTTCTAGTGGACATTCATATCCGACATGAAAGAGGTCGTTAGTTTTAACGGGTTTTAAGCTAGCACTGTTGATCTTCAGAACTTGAAGGTCATCAATGCGTTTTCTAATAGATTCATACCCTGTCTTGTAGATGTTGTTAGGATTAATTCTTGTTTTAATCCAAGACATTTGGGCACGGTTCAAATAGAGAATAATGTCCTCCACAGGGATATCAACGTTATCCTGTCTGTTGACTTTATTAATCATCAACTTAAACTCGTACACCAGATCTTCTACAGGTATCATTTATTAGAGTGCGCTTATTTTTAATTTATTCTTCAGTTTTTCCTTGAAGGCAGTATATTCTACGGTGTTTTTAGGGTCAGCCAAGAAAAGTTCAAACTCTTCAAGTGACTTGGCCCAAACATTATCACCTTCGTAGATAATAGAACCTTTAATTCTAACAATGTTTGTATCTAACAAGTCCTTAACCAAAGCTTTAACGTCTAACAAATCATCGCTGTATGCAGTGATTCGAGAGAAGTTCTCGATTGGGTCCATTCCTAGAGATGATGCAGGAGTACGCAAGTACTCGTCTAGGGAGATGTAGATGTCTTCTTCTGAAGAATCTGCAGCCAGTCCTAAACCGATCAACTTTTGGATCTTCTTACGCTTAGATGCTGTCATCTTATCTAAAGATGCAATTGCACTGTTGATCTTCTTCTTACGGTCAAACGTAACTTTAGATTCAACTGTACCATCAAACACGTAGAATTTTACCAATGAGGTGTCTACAGTTCCGGTCTCGATAGCATCAAGATTCTCTGCAATCATTTCTGTCTCCATGAGCCAGTAAAAATTCACAGCGTCTCTTGGGTTATCCAAGTTAAAAATGTTATCGCCATCTTCGAGGCCGATACCATTATCTTTAATTTCGTCATAGAACGTGCTAGTAGGATCTAAGGACTCATCCAATAAAGCTTCGTAGTATTCCTTAAGTTGCTTTACTCGTTGAGTTTCTTGTTCTCTTACTTTCAAATCCAAAATAGATTTCAACTTTTGAGAAGTCTCATCTAATCCGGTTCTGATTACTCCTCGTGAATCTACCCTAGGGTAAAACTTACGAGCTGTTCCTGGAATAAAATTGTAACCATTCTGGTACAATGATCCTTCTAACGTACGCAAGTTAGTTCCGGGATCTTTTCTGTAGGGTTTAATAATACGTACCCCTCTGGCAATATCTTTCATTATTTTGGTTGGTTTAGGTTTTGGTTAATTTTATATCTATTAAGGGGGAGTGTTACCTCCCCCGTCATAGACCGCTAAAATTACAAGCGTGGGTATTCTTTGATGATTACGGTACGGGTAGGATCTTCCAAGAAGATACCACAGAAGTCCTTCATGATGTAGGTACTGTATGGATCTTTGTTGGCGATAACAGTTTGTGACTGTCCGAATCCTACTGAACCGGCAATGTACTGGTAGTACATGTTAGGACGAGTAGACAATTTCACCTCACGGATGTTAGCACCACCTTCGTTGCTTACGTCCATGATGATGAAGATTGGAGGAGTCTTCTTGTTAGGACCCAACTCCAAGAAAGTAGCATGCTCGTTCAACTGTTCCAATTCGATGAATTCTACTGGACCTGTCTCAGTAGTCATGAAGTGGTCAAACTGCAATGCATAACCTTGCTTCAAGCGATCTTTACCATCCATGAATTTCTCAGCATTCAAAGTCATGTTTGAGCTGTTGAAATCTTTACGGATAGCAGTAGAAGCCAATTCCATACCTGCACGGTTGGTGTATACTTTTACGTAACGATCAGCCAATTTAACACGGTTGTAGAACAAGTCTCCGATAGCAGAACGCAAAAGGTTCAAAGAGAACTGACCACGGTCATAGTAAAGAACGTTACCCAAGTGCAATTGCTGCCACAAACCTGGCTTCAAACGAGTTGGACGACCTTTTTCATCTTTAGTGTTACCTTGACGACCCCACATCAACATGTTGGCACGCATACGCAACATTTCCATACGCAACAAGCGAGATACTGTAGGCTCCCAACCAACAATCTTGGTTTTTTCACCTTCAGCATTAGCATCAGTTACAGAGTAGTAAGTGATATCCAAAGGATTACCAGTAGCATCAGTTTGTGCACCCAATTTGGTAGCATCAGCCCAGTCAGTAATAGTGTGCTCTACACCATATTGGTTAAGAACGTCAGCCATTACTTCCAAGTTACCGTCGAACAAGCCAAGACCAGAGAAGCTGGTAGTGTACTCACCCAACACGTTACCAACTTTGAAGTACTCAACTCCTACAACGAGGAAACGTACGTTAACAAAGTCAGCTGAAGTTGAACCAGCGGCACGACAACGGTATCTGAAACCGTTCTGGAAACGCTCAGGCTCAGCAACAATTTGGATTTGAGTTTCTTGCTCGTAGCGGTGAGCAGTGATAATGTCGTTCACGTTGAAAGCTTGCTTGTCAAAAACAACGTCAAACTCTTGTCCGTCAATACCTGGTCTAGCAGGCAAAGCAGAAGTAGAACCGGCAGCGTAAGTAGCAATTACTTTAGGCAACTCAGCACGCTTCTTGATCTTGTAGGTGAAAACACCATTAGGATCGTTAACAGAGAAAGGCTTACCAGACTTCATAACAAGGTCGATCAAATCGTTAGAATACAAACGAGTGTCTGTAAACAAACGAATCATCATTTTGTCATACTGGTCAGGCTTAGACTTCAACATTGTCTCAACGAAGTTCTTTTCGGTGAGTTTGTTCAAACCATTCTTAGAATAGTAAGAACTGGTCATGTGGGCGTTAGCTATAACTGACCCGTTGACCCTTGGCATACTTAGATTTGGCATAGTAGTATTTTGTGTTTATTTTTTTATTTAAAGTACCTAGAGAAAACGTCTTGGTCAGACTTTGAACTCTTAGTTGTCTTTTTTGTTTTGGTCTTCAACTCATTAAAGATGGAGTTAGTTTCTTCTGTAACTCCCTTTTTCTTTACGGGAGTTAAGTCCAAATCATTTTGAACTAAACGTGCCAGTGCTAAAAATTTTGAAGGGTCTTCTTGGCGCATACGAGCAAGTTTGTATTCAAACTCAGTAATGCGTTGTCCATTGGGTAACTGGTGAGGCTTGGCAAGAACGAATTGGAAAAGGTCGCTAGCTGATCTCTCATTAATGGGATACCCTTCGATATCACCAGATTTGATAGATTTTTCTAGAACAGCTGCGTAAGACTCTTCACGTTCTTGGTCACGTTGCTTCTGCATCATAACCTGCTCACGGCTTTGTTGGGCTAATGCATCTTTCTCTTGGTTCAGTCTTTCAACTAGTTTACCATGATACTTCTGTGCATAGGCTCCCAATTTATCATTGTTAACAGCAAACGTAACTTGGTCCTCAATTTCGTCCTCGTCCATTCCTGTTTTAGCTAGGTAAAGACGAACAACTCTTTCTTGGTTAACTACGTCATCCAAGTCAACATCTGCTACTACTTGCTGGTTAGCAAACATCTGAAGGTATTGTTGGATAGGTGCTTTATTAATGAAGATATCTTCAACAAGTTTAACTCCGGCTTCTCCGTAAGTTTCCATTGCAAGTCCTTCTAATGTGTCCCAAGCTTTCTTTTCAATGGTCTCGTCCATCTTAGACAAGAAGGTTTCTTCAGTCCACTCTACTTCTTCGTTTTCTTCTAGTTCAAGCATACCTGCTTTTACCAGTCCTTTTCCGAAAACTTCAAAGTAGTTAACTTCATCATCTTCATTGTCCTCTAGACCAGTAGACTCTTCTTCCTCTTCTTCTTCGTCCTCATTAAGAGGATTAGCAGGAGGTTTTGGAGTAGACTTCGGAGCAGGAACTGGAGTTGGATTTTCTTCCTCCTCTTCCTCCTCGTCATCTGGTTCTAGGATGGGGTCTTTAATTTTACCATCTGCACCTAAAATATCAGGTGCAACGTTTTTGTTGGGATCATATTGAGGCGCTGCATCAATTGGATCGTCACTGGAGAATGTTTCAAAGAACTCTAAATTCTCTAATGGGTTTTCATTAGTACTCATGTTGGTTGGTTTGGTTAGGTTCAAAAGTAATATATTAAAAAATTAACGCAAGAAGTTAAAAAAGGCCGTTATTATTATAGAAATAGTTGACGGCCTTTATTTTATTTCTTTCTGTCGAAGCGGTTTTTGTTAATCTCAGCAATTTTTAACTTGGTGTCGATGTCCTTCTCTTTCAACTGAAGTTCTTTCTCCTTGATATTGATTTCACGGGACTTGGCACTCTTAGCAAAACTGTCTTTAGAAGCAGCTTGTGATAACTTGGTCTGTTCAATCAGAAGTTGAGTAGTGTCTACTTCTGGGTTATAAGAACCTTCGTTAGCAATACCTTTCAGTTTCTCAACCTCAAGTCTGTTCTGACGATCAAGTTCCTTGTTCAAGTCCTCACGCTCAGCTTCTTGCTGCTTCAACTGTGCTTCAAATTCCATCTTCTGCTGGAACTGTTGTTGCTGTTGTTGCAACTCTTGCTGCTTCATAGCTTGTTCTTGTTGACGAACAGCTTCCTTACGTTTCTGTACATCGTTCAAGGTCTTACGAAGACTTCTTTCAGAGGCAGCAGTAAACAAGTCGAGCATCTCTGCCAACTCTGCTCCGTTCTGCATAGCAGGTTGAGCCAACTGTTTCATCTGTTCCAAGGTAACTTTGTCTTCTGCATAAGAGGATACGAACACGAACAACTCGTGAAGCAACTCATTCTTGTTTACTTTCAAGAACACAGACTCTAACTCAGAGTTAAGATAGTTCAAAGTAGAGGTTGGCTTCTGCAACTCAATGTACTGAACAACGTCTAGCATTGTCTGGTATACTTTCTGAAGAACAATATCGTGGAAAGCAAACCAGGTTTCTGTTTGAGAGAATGATTGCTGCAGAGAGTTGTTAGCTGCAGTTGCTGTTTCCGAAGGAGTAGTGCTACCTAAACGTTGGCGAGTGATACCAATCAACTCGTAGGCTTCCATACGGAGTGTCTGAGCTAATTGAATACGAGTTTGTATCTCGGCACTACGACTCAAGTCAACACGAGACATCTGGTTGAACTGTACAGCTCCTCCGGTATTCTCAATTGAAGTATCGATAAACAATGCTCCTCGGTTCTTAGCGTTCCAAAGCATCATCTCGATTGGATCTTGAGAGTCTTTCTTAGGCACAACCTTAAGGTCACCCAAGAATACCACACCCACTTCTTTTTCTAGCAATTCCCAAAGCTGGTTCATACAGATGTTGTAAAGAATCTGGTAAGGCTTAATCAAATCCAAAAGTGATTTACCTTGAGTGTTACGGGTAGTATTGACAATACCTACGATAGGTACAGTTTGTGAGAACTCTAAAGGTTCGATGTTGATGTAGATATCGGCACCAATCTTGATACCTCTCCACCACTCGTTTACCCAGATTTCTTCCAAGCTTACGTCACCAAGTTTTTTGTCAAACTTGTAATCTTCAGATACAAACATCTCTTGCTGAAATCCTTCCTCATCTAGGTAAGTTCTCTTGTAGATTAGTTTCTTAGACTGCCAGTAAGCAGTAACTACTGTGAAAGCATGTTGAGAGTTAAATGAGAATACGTTGTGGTCAATACCTCCATTGGCAAAGTCACCTACGTTCTCAAAAGTCAACTGCCACAAAGGATCATTTGGGTTAGGAAGGGCAGGAGACATCGGTGAGTACTCGTTGTTACGCAAGTTCTGCACAGCTCTTTCTTCCAAGTGGTCAATTTCTTTAGCAGTCAAAGAGTATCTATCTACAATTTCTGTCAAAGAAAGAACCTCGATAGTTCCTACTGCCCAACAATCGGAAGTGTAGTGAGCATTCCGGTTTGCCAAGTACCATACGTTAGATGGATTCTCTACCTTGTAGTTGAAACCCATGCGAGAGTTATCGGGATAGAAGTGGTGATACTCTTGGCCGGTAATAAGGAAATCCAGGAATGATTCTTGAGATTGGGCCTTAAAGTTAAAGTGGTAACGCAAAGCATTCAATACCTTGTTACCCCACTCCTCAGCTACAGAGGTATAATCCAAAATATCATTCTGGATTTTTTGTTCCCGCTCAGCTCTTTCTTCAGGACTCAACTGCTGACCTTCTAATTCACGAGCCAAGTTCTCCAAGAAATAATCCTTGATGATGTTGGTACGGAAGTCAATGGTCTCGTTGATTGCCTCGTCATCTACAGCCTTTACTTTGTATTTGTGAGGTCTGTTAATCAACTCACCCTTAAGCTGGTTAAGCGGAGAAGTCACGATGGAGTAGTGCTTCAAGTACTGAGGTACTTCTGGCTCTTGGTCAGGTACGTCAGACAAGTAGTCAATCAGTTCTTTATACTCTGGCTGGTTAACGTAATCGTTAAAGTTAAACTCTCCGTTATACAGTCTGTAGTTTTTTCGGAACTTGACGTTCTGCTTATACTGAGCAAATGCAATATTTGCAAAGTAGTCCATAGTGGACTTTATGAAGGACTCCGTCTCCTTCTCTTTTTTGGTTACAAATTGCTTAGGATAAATGTACGCATTGTTTAATGGGTCATTGAATTCCTTTAAAACTTCTATAATCATGGCTTGTTATAATCTAAATGGTGATGAGGTGCTACTTCTAAAAGGTGAATAAGGTTTACGACTCCTAAAGTATTCTTTGAGTCGGTCATCCTCAGAATTACTATGCACTGTAATCTTGTTAGCAAGAGTTCTAGACATAGCTAATGTCAATCCAAATGCAATAATACGGTCAACGTTAAGTTTTGGTGTAAATTTTAGTAATTCTTTTAACAAGAGAGGATCTAAAATTCTAGATACACCTAACCTAGTTTTTACAACATTACCGTCCGCATCTCTCTCAATATCAATCTCTTCCGTAAGATATTCAATAATTAATCCCAGCAAGTGAGATTTAATTTCCCTTGTCATGTGAATTCCGTAGTCACGGTTAACTGTAGAGTTAGGGTGAATATCTGTTAAAAAGGAAGGAGTCCTCTCAAGTACTCTAGGTCCAATGTTCTTTTCTACGCAATGCTGGATAAAACCATAGTCCATGTTTTCACACAGAGTCTTTGCGTTGTAGTACATCAAGAGCATTTTGGTAGTCTCATACCATTGCTCAATCTTCTTAGGGCGACCTGTGTATGCAGCTACTACTATGTTTTGCCAACCTTCACCTGAGAGGTTATGCACTCTCTTGTAAATGTAGGTGGAACCCAAAGAAGTTGAGTAATGGGCTTGTGATTGTTTGTATGGATCCGTTCCACCAGTATAAAGACCGTAAGGTGCGTCTGATATTGGGTATTCCCAAATAACTACGCAACCCTCAATGTCATCTGCCGGTTTAACTGGAAAGTTTACTACTGGCTTTTTGTCAGTGAATTTGTGTGCAACTTTACCATCTTGCTTGAAGTAGAGTTCTACGTTATCCCCCTTGATGTCGTTGTTGACTAGCTTCTGTAATTGCTCTTGAAGTAAGTCTACTGGGAAGATGTTCTGAGACATCTCCATAAAGCACTCCTCATGGGTTAGAGGGTAGTACATTATTTCCTTCAGATAAGCTTCAAGTCCAGATGCCTTCTTGACGTTCTCACGGTTCTTGAGAATCATCTCCTTGCCCTTCTCCTCGTCACTTACCCAGATAGTAATATTATCTAGTTCTGAAGACTCCTCCTTGCCTAAATATAAACCTAAAGGTTTATCTTCTCTAGGTACTTTCAGAGATTTAGTTCCAGGAATAAATAGACCGTAAGATTTACCAGTCTCGTTAGCTTCTACAGATAGGAAATTATAGGCTTCAGGATTGTTGAAAAGCTCTTCCAAGTCTCCGGCTTTAGTCATATCTCCAGAAGTTCCAATTACTATTGGAGAACAACGCCAGCCAAACTCTGAGTCAAAACAGGGAATAGTAGCCGACAGACAGTTAAGCATGTTGCCTTTACCTGCTTCTTCTAACATAAAAGAAGACAGAGTAAGACCTGCCGCTGCCTCCGTATTGTTTCCTTCGTCAAAGTTACGCACGTGTATGCGTGAGAATGCGTTACGCTTATTAGTGGTTTTGTCTTTGAAACCTAGAGTTACCTGACGCTTCCAGTCATCCTCGATACGCAAGAATCTAAAGTACTTAGGTAAGTTCTGTAGAACCAAATCCACAGCTTGGGTAGTGTTACTTAAATCGGGTTGGTTTAGGGCTGAAATAAGATTGTCACTACCAAACTGAGTCACTGCTTTGTGGGCCATGTATGAAGAGGTAATGATGGTTTTAGAGATACGACGAGATCCTACTATCACCAAGCCTTTCATACCGTCTGCATGATTTTCAGCATTACCTATTGATTCGTCAATCTTTAGGTAACTATCCCAAAGCTGAGGCTTGCCTAGTCTACGTACCTTACGATTACCTACT